CCCTTTGGTGGTTGGTGAATAAAGTCCCTAAGTATAAGGAACTAAGTATAGGTATATTTAAAGAAAACTACAGGTGGAACTGGTTTACTAGTTTTAGACAAGATGAAAATGGAAAGCACAATCTAGTGGATAAGCATCCCATTCTAATTCACCATTCCGCATCTATGAATAAGGATTTTAAAGCATGAAAGAAGTGAAAGACATCACAATAAACAACACCGTTGTTTTAGATGCGCTGGAAGAGTTTAGAGAGTTTATTCAGACAAGACACGACTCTGGAGAGATGAAACAAAAGCTTCGTGTCAACTGTAATGAAGACAACCCTAATGATTATTTGTGTGATGAATATATGCATAAGATTATTGATGAAGGCAGAGGTCACAAAGGATATCCAGATAAACTTCAATCTTATTCAGACCTAATGCCAGATAACTCCTTGGGAAATGGCAGTAAAGAATATATGAATACCATAATCAGCTATCGTGATCAGAGTCAGAAGCTGAATAACACATTGATGGCAGAACTATCTGCTAAGAAAAACACATTGATTTCTGTTTATCCACCTGGTGGGTTTATCTCTTGGCACAACAATGCTAACGCTGATGGATATAATCTCATTCTCTCGTGGTCTGAAAATGGTGATGGCTGGTTTGACTATTGGGATGCTGATAAGAAAGAACGTGTTCGTATTCCTGACCATGCTGGTTGGCAAGCAAAGATGACATACTTTGGTTCTTATGATGAGCCTGATGATCTGTGTTATCATGCAGCAAGCACAGACTGCCTTAGAATATCTGTCGCATATGTTTGGGGTCCACACGAAACAGTTTGGCAAGAGGTTATCGAAGACTTGGAAGATCCAGTATGATCAATGTGGTATGTGTTAAATATGGTACAAAATATGACCACACATGGCCTAATAGACTTTACAAAATGGTGGAGAAAAATTGTTCTCTGCCATTTATCTTTTATTGTGTGACTGACAATACAGATTATCTCAACCCATATATTGAGACTATAGATGTAGACCATTCTCTAGAGTTGGATTCTTTTTGGTGGAAACTTACTATTTTCGATAACATTTATGCCTTTGATGCACCTACCATATTTTTAGATTTGGATGTGATTATCCAAAACAATATTGATTACTTTATGAACGAGATATTCGATGAAGACAAATTGACTATTCCTTATAGTGGTGTAATGCAAACAATATTAGAAAATAACGTGTATATGGAAGATGCGTATCCATATCCCTGCGGCGTAAACTCATCTATTATGATTTTTAGACCCAGTAAAATGAAACAGATATTTGACAACTTTATGTTAGATATGGATTATAACATTCTTAAATATAGGGGCGTTTGTAGATATCTATGGGGTGAGCATCAAGATATATTTTCTTTTATGGAATATGGTAAGGATTGGTACTCTTACCTAAAAAGATATAAGCCTTTTAGAGATAACTATGAAGAATATAAAAAATATCTTACCAAAGATGATGAGATATTTATGCCCCATGTACCTGTTGTACTATTAAATGGCCTCGAAAATGATAATCAAAGAAAAAGAGTTCTGAATAGGTTTGGATATCTAGTATGATCAATATCGTATGTGTCAAATATGGCACAAAGTATGACCACACATGGGTGAATAGGCTTTATAAAATGGTGAAGGAAAATTGTTCTTTGCCATTTATTTTTTATTGCATGACCGATAACACTGACTACCTAGATCCATATGTCGAGACCATGTACATAGATCACTCGCTTGATCTTGATTCGTACTGGTGGAAGATGTGCATCTTTGATAACATCTATGCGTTCAATAATGTTCCTACAATATACTTTGACTTGGACACGATCATTCAAAAAAATATAGATCATTTCGCCACAGAAATCTATGATCCGAAAAAGTTGGCAATACCGTATACTGAAGTTACACCTTGGCAAGAACTATCTGATCCATATCAAAAGAACGCCCCCACTGGGGTGAACTCCTCTATTATCATTTTCAAACCCAGCGAATCCAAAGTGATTCGAAATGCATTCATGGATGATATGGATTATAATATATTACGATATCATGGCGTGTGCCGATACCTTTGGGGAACTCACAAACATCTATTCAAATACATGGAGTTTGGTAAAGATTGGTATATGCATATGAAAAGACCTCAAGTTCATTATAGACAAACAGACAAATACAAAAAATATTCTGTGAAACCTGCTGGCTACCATATGCCAGAGGCAACCGTTGCTATGTTAAATGGCCTCGAAAAGCAACGGCACCGAGAGATGGTTCTTGAATTTTTCTCTCCTTATTTTGTTTAAAACTTATAAATACATCTGAAATGCAAATCTATTTTATTATAAATAGATGTACTGCAGAAATCATATGTGAAGGTTTTTAGATGGCGCAATACGAAGATATAACAATTGATCAAGGTGCTGATGTAGCAGTAGAGTTACACCTCGCTGATAACAATGGTGCAACTAAAAATCTCACAAATCATAGCGTTGCTGCTAAGATGAAAAAGACATATAACAGTGACAGCGATAATACGCAAGCATTTAATGCAATCATTGCGACTCCACCAACAAGTGGTATTGTTACTCTATCGTTGACAAACGCACAAACAAATGCGTTAACCGCTGGAAGATACGTATATGATGTGGAACTTTCATTTACTGATAGTTCTTCAGCTACAATAACAGAGAGAGTACTTGAAGGCAAAGTTTTTGTGACGCCTTCTGTGACAAAGTAAGGAACACTTAATGCCAATACAAGTACAAACTGGACAGACAACTCAAGTTAAAAAAGTTGTTATAGGAAGACCTGTAAGGACTGTAACATCAGGTGCTTTTTCTATCACCAACTTGGCTGGGGTGGACTTAACTGGGGTCACAGACGGTAGCCTGTTAGTATATAATGGAACAACGTCCAAATTCGAATCAAAGGTCGATGTGGATAACACAAACACTAACATAAACGGAGGCAATTTCTAATGGCCGTTATTAGAATCAAAAGAGGCACAGGAACTACTGCACCATCCTCGTTAAAAACAGCGGAGATCGGTTATGCAATGGGTACTGGTACCCAAGCTAATGGCGGTGATAGATTATACTTTGGTAAAGGTGACGATGGTAGTGGAAACGCAACTTCCGTAGTTGTTGTTGGTGGTGAATATTTTGCAAACATGCTCGATCATGTTGCTGGTACACTTACCGCATCATCTGCCATTATCACAGACGCATCAAGTAAGATTGATGTATTAAATGTAGACAATGTTACGCTGGATGGCAATACAATATCTACAACAAACTCTAACGGAAGCCTTGTACTTGATCCAAATGGATCTGGCAAGGTTCTTATGTCACAATCTGTTGTCGGTGGTGTATCAACACCTGTACTGGATTCAGACGCCGCAAACAAAGCATACGTTGATACGCAAGTAGCAGCTAACAACGATATTGATATTGCTGGTGATACTGGCACAGACAATATTGAAGTTGCATCAGAAACACTCACATTTACTGGCGGTACCGCTCTTACCACAGTGGTTACATCAAATACTGTTACAACTAACCTAGATAACACAGCGGTTACACCAAACACATATGGCTCTGGTTCTGCTATTCCAAACTTTACTGTTGATGCTCAAGGTAGGATTACCAACGCTGGCACAACAGCTATTTCATCTACACTTGACCTTGCTGCAGATGGTGGGACAGATAACGGCGTTCTAATCGGCACTGATACACTTACTGTTGCTGGTGGAAAAGGTATCGTAACTGCAGTATCAGGCGATACCATTACAGTAAACATTGACTCGGCAGAGTTCCTTGGTCAATATAATAGTTCTATTGTACACGATACTCTTACAGGGTTTGTAGCAAATGAGCACATTGATCACACTTCTGTAAGTATCACCGCTGGTGTAGGTCTCAAAGGTGGCGGTACAATCGCTTCTACGAGAGACCTTGCTATTGACTCTGCAGAACTCATAGCATCTTATAACAGTTCACTTGTACACGATGACCTTTCAGGCTTTGTTGCTAACGAACACATTGACCACTCGGCTGTAAGTGTTATTGCTGGTAGTGGTCTTACTGGTGGTGGTACTATTGCTGCTAACAGAACGCTGAATGTTATTGGTGGTGACGGTATTACAGCAAACGCTGATGAGATTGAAGTTACTGTTGATGATTCAACTATTGAACTCTCTGCGTCGAGTGGTTCTGGCGCAATCAGAGTTAAAGATGGTGGTGTTACCAATGCAAAACTAGCAAACGATTCAATCACAATCGGTTCCACAGAAATTGATCTAGGTGCAACATCTACTGTTCTTGCTGGTCTCACACAGATTGATGTAGACAATATTAGGATCGTGGATAACACTGTTGCTTCAACAACTGGTGTTCTCACACTTGATCCAAACCCAATCGACTCTGACGGTGGTGATGTTATTGTTCGTGGTAACTTTACAGTACAAGGTATAACAACTACTGTAAACTCAACTACAGTGTCTATCAATGACTTGAATATGGTTCTTGCTGATTCGGCAGCCAATGCTGCTGGTGCAGATGGTGCTGGTCTTACAATCGGTGGTGCAGGATACTCTGGCACAAAGGCTACATTCACTTACAATGGTGGTAACGATGAGTGGGAAGTAAATAAAACTCTTAATATCTCGTCTGGATCTCTTGAAATAGGTGGAGTTGATTACTTAGAACTTATCGATGACCATTTGTCAGGTAGTTTGTTTGCGGCTGGTGAAGGTATTGATCTGGCATACAACGACGGTGCTGGTACTCTTACAGTTTCAGCAGAACTTGCTACAATCTCAAATCCAGGTGTTGCATCGTTTGACTCAGATGAGTTTACGGTATCATCAGGTGCTGTTGTTCTCGATACTGTAGACGGCGGAACATTCTAACATAAGTCTGGTATTTTTATACTGGACTCTAAACATACCTTTTTTAAGGAGCAGAAATGGCTAAGTTATTACTTAAAAAATCATCAGTAGATGGTAATGCCGCTGGCACGGGCGACATAGATCATGGCGAACTTGCGATTAACTTTCGCAACGGTCGGCTATTCTATAAAGATAATGACAACAATATTGATAACTTTATTGACTCTGATCTAATCCAAGCAAGATACCTTGGTTTGGCTGGTGGTCAGATGACAGGTAACATAACTTTTTCTGGTTCTCAGACAGTAGATGGTCGAGATCTTTCTGCTGATGGTACAAAGCTAGATGGTATAGAATCAAATGCCACAGCAGACCAGACAGCAGCCCAAATTCTTACGGCAATAAAAACAGTTGATGGCGCATCATCTGGGCTAGACGCTGATTTACTCGATGGGCAAGAAGGTTCTTATTACAGGGATGCCGCTAACCTCAATGCGGGTAAAATACCTCATGCTAGATTTACTGTCGGCGCATCAGGTGATAGATGGGGTGATATGATTGTTCATACTAATGCCTCTGGTGTCACAGATGTTGGTAAATATTTGGATTTCTCCGACTCTGATGGTGACGCAACAGACTACTCTCTAAGATTAACAAGCGCAAAAGATAAACTCACATCTTCTCAACCACTCTACGTTGGCGCAAATAAAGTATTGACTACCGCTGATGAGGGTGCAGGAAATGCTTTAGATGCAGATACGCTTGATGGACAACACGGATCTCATTATAGGATCAACGTATACGATGCATCAGGGACACTACTCAACTAGTATAAATAGTTGAAAGATATAGGAAGAACTAATGGCTAACCCAACTTCAAGACAGACACTCATAGACTACTGTAAACGCAGGTTAGGCGAACCAGTAATTGAGATCAATATTGACTTCGATCAAGAACAAGATCGTGTAGATGAAGCCTTGCAGTATTGGCAAGAGTATCATTCTGATGCCACATTCAGAACATATATTGCTCAACAAGTAGGCGACAGTGACGTATCAAGAGAATATGTTAATGTTCCTACTGATGTTCTATATGTCACAAAAATGTATAATGTCAATAGTAACTTTGGTGGTAGCACAAATATGTTCTCTGTCAAGTATCAAATGATGCTTAATGATATTGCAAATATGCAACACTTCGCTGGAGATATGGCATACTACGAACAACTCAATCAATACTTGTCTCTCTTGGATATGAAACTAAATGGTCAGACACAAGTAACATATTCACGACACGAGAATAGACTGTATATACACGGTGACTTTGCAGACAAAGATATCAAGTCTGGCGACTATATTGTATACGAAGCATACAAAGTCACACCTACTACTAACACGGATGTTTGGAACGATATTTGGTTGAAGAAATATACGACTGCTTTGTTCAAGCATCAATGGGGAGCAAACCTAATCAAGTTTGAAGGAATGCAGATGCCAGGTGGCGTTACTCTTAATGGAAGACAGATATTTGATGATGCACTTCAAGATATCGCAACATTACAAGAAGAAATACGTTTAAGTTACGAGACACCAGCAAACTTTTTTGTAGGATAACCCATGGCTACCAATCCATACTTCTCTCAATCTGTCAGATCTGAACAGAGTCTCTATGAAAGTATTGTCATAGAGTCCCTCAAGATGTATGGACAAGATGTGTATTATCTTCCAAGAACTATCGTCAATGAAGACAGCATATTTGGTGATGATGTTCCATCTACATTTGGATCTTCGCATAAGGTAGAAATGTATATTGAAAACATCGAGGGGTTCGATGGCGAGGGTGACTTGTTCACGAAGTTTGGTGTTGAGATCCGAGACCAAGCTACTTTTATTATTGCAAGAAAGCGGTGGGGAGATCTACAAAGGAATGCAAGTGCAGTAACAGCCATTCGTCCACTGGAAGGTGATCTGATTCATTTGCCTATGTCGAACAAACTCTTTCAGATTATGCATGTCGAACACGAACAGCCTTTTTATCAGTTGTCAAATCTGCCTGTATATAAGTTACGTTGTGAGTTGTTTGAATACAATGATGAAGATTTTGACACAAGCATTGATGCAGTACAAGCAATCGAAGAAAACTATGCATATACATATAGTCTCACACTAGACTCTGCTTTGACTGCAGGTTCTTGGACTGTTGGAGATAATGTAAAACAAACCTTGGCAGACGGTACGATTATGTCTGGCGAGATTTCAGCATACAGTGATAGCGATAAGATAGTACACCTTGTTCATGTTGGTGCAAATGATGGTGCCTTCCATAACTTTGCTACAAGTAGGTATCTCATTACTGAGGATTCTTCTGGGCAAGCACTCGTAACTGCCATAGCAGAAATCAATAAGATTTCTCAGAACGAACAAAATGATGACTTCGAAACGACTGCCACAGACTTGTCATTCCTTGACTTTAGTGAAACAAATCCATTTGGAGATCCTAGATAATGCTTGGTTCATATTTTTATAACGAACGAATAAGAAAAAGTGTAGCCATGTTTGGTTCTCTTTTCAATAACATCTATGTGATTCGAAAGAATGCTGCAGGTGCTGTGATTAGCACTGTAAAGGTTCCTATCTCATATGCACCCAAAAGAGATTTTATTGATAGGATTAGGGAGTCGGCAAATCTAGATACTGATACAAATGTAGGCATAAAGCTGCCTAGAATGTCTTTCGAAATATTGGGATATTCTTATAATTCTGTAAGACAGTTGAATAAAATGGGTAATAAAAACAAGGTAACGACTACACTTGCCACTCCTCAAGTAAAAAGAGCGAAGATTTACAACTACGTACCGTATGATATCAACTTTCAACTACAGATTTACGCAAAGACTCAAGATGATGCGCTACAAGTTGTAGAGCAAATACTACCTTTCTTTGCCCCACAATACTCATTGACGATTAAACCATTCACTGATTATGCTGATATTAAAGAGGATGTGCCTATTACACTTGAGGGGCTTTCTACGCAAGATGATTATGAAGGAGAGTTGGGAAGCCGTAGAACCATTATCTATGCTCTAGACTTCAATATGCAAGCCAACTTTTACCAAGGCGTCAACGAATCTGCTATCATCAGAAAAATCGTTAACAATCTGCATGTGGGGTCTATTGCTGATTCGGATGGGTTTGGAAATGCATCCATACCTGACACTAAGATAACAATCTTGCCAAATCCATTGAACGCATCACCAGATAGCGACTTTGGATTTACTACCAACTATTTGAGAGCGGAAAGTGGTGATAGT